CCCAGGCGACGACGCCGCCGAGCACCTCGATCACGAAGCGGCGGCTCATCAGGTAGTGGGTGGAAAGCTCGTTGCCGTCCCAATGGCCGTCGTTGAAGCCGACCAGCCCCCAGCCGTCCTCGAAGTGATCGAGCCCCGCCAATGCCGCCTCGAGCCAGCCGTCGCAGAAGATCAGGTCGTCGGCTGCGAAGACGATCTCCGATCCGCTCGACTCGGCGAGGCAGGCGTTCCATGCCGCCGAGCAGCCCCGGTAGCCGGTGCTGACGATCAGCTTGTCGACCAGCGGCGCGATGCGGTTGGCGGTGATCGGATCGGCGTCGACGGCGGCGATCACCTCAAAGCTGCGGTCGGTGGTCGCCCGCATCTGCTTCAGGCACGTCTCAGCGCGCTCAGGACGCCCCGTGGTGGGAAAGAGGACCGAGACCACTACTCACCCACGCGGATCACTTCGATGCCCTCACGGTCCGGCATGTAGCGCCAGGGGTCGATGATGACGCTGCCCTCGGGGAACTCGTAGCCGGGGAAGTCGGGATGCTTGCAGCCGATCAGCCACGCGCAGGGGATCTCGGGCAGCGGGCGGTCGAACTGCTCGACGTAGGGGTCGACGAGGATCGAGGCGTGGTCGAGCAGGGTGTGGACGAGCAGCGCGGGTGATCCGGTGACGAGCGACGAGGTCGGCTTGTAGGCGACGCCGAGGATGCCGCGGGGGATGTCGTGCTCGGTCGCGGCGGCATCGAGCAGGCCCGCGAGCCATGCGGCGTGACGTTCACGTTGCAGCATCGCCGCCTCGAAGAGGTCGTAGCTGAGGTCGAGTTGGCGAGAGAGCCACGACAGCGCGATGTTGTCGCGGCAATGGCAGCCGCCTCCGTCTCCCATCCCGGCGTCGAGGTATGCCCCGCTGATCAGCCTGCGGTCGGCGAGCTTCAGCGCGCCGGTCACCTCGTCGACGTTGGCCGCGCTCTTGTGGCAGATCTCGCCGAGCGTGTTGGCGATGGCGAGCTTCATGCCGATGAAGGTGTTGTAGGCGACCTTTGCGAGTTCGGCCGAGGGGATCGACACCTCGCAGAAGCGGTCGATCCCGGCCTCCTCGTAGACGCGGCGGACCTCGGAGGTGTCCTCGCCGCCGAGCAGGACGAACTCGGGCTCGAGGAAGTCGCGCACGACCGTGCCCATGGCGATGAACGAGGGGTTGTAGACGAGCCGCAGACCGCCGAGGTGGGGGACGATCTCGCGCTCCATCGTCCCCGGCAGGACGGTTGAGATCACCGCGACGACGGGGTTGAGGTCGTGGTCGGAGCAGATCGCGGCGATCGACTGGATCGCGTGGACGAGGTGGCCGTAGTGGAAGTCGCGGCGCTCGTCCGGCAGCGGTGTGATGCCCTCGTATTCGGGGTCGTGAGGGGTCTGCACGGCGACGAACAGCACCTCGGCGCTGCACGCCTCCACCAGCGTCCCGAACCGGAAGTCCTCGGCCTTGGCGATGATCTCGCCCCAGCCTTGCTCCTGACGCTCCGGCTCTACGGGGAGGCGATCGACCTGGGGGTCATAGCCGACCACCTGGTGCCCCTGCGCCGCGAGCGTCGTCGCCACCGGCAGCCCGAGCTTGCCGAGCCCGACGAAACCGATCTTCATGCGGTCACCGCCTCCCAGTAGTCGCGGCCCGCGGTGTCGAGCTTTCCGGGGTCTTCGCGTATCCAATGCAATGCCCCGACGTTGCCGTTGACGGTGAGGTTGCAGCCCGCCGCCCATGCCTCGGCGACGCAGCGGCCGAAGGGCTCGATCGCGGTCGGCAGGAAGACGAACCGCTCATAGCGCCACAGCGTCTCGGCGACCTGGTGCTCCTCCAGCGGCCCACGGTGGTGGAGGTTGCCGCCGCCGGGGACCAGCTCGCCGGTGCCGTAAACGTCGACGTCTCCATGCCGAGCCGACCACGCGGCGAGTTGTTGTCCGCCCTTGCCGTGACCGCGCCATTGCGCGATTGAGACGTTGCCTGAGCGCACTTGCGGCACGTCGGGGCGGAAGCCTGAAAGATCCATCGCCGGAGGGATCAGGTCGTGGCCGGCGAGCTTGCTGACGTAGTTGTCGGCCTGAAGCGGCGAGCAGAAGATGTGGCGGGCTCGCTCGTCGAGCCATCCCCGCACCTCGGGCGCGATCCACGGCGAGAGGTCGTGGTGGTACCAGACCACCGGACGCCCGCCGATCCGCTCGAGGTCTGCCAGCTCGTACTCGACGACGTTGTGGGCGAGGTAGACGTCGAGCTCGGGGACCACTCCCCCCGGCGGGCAGGCCGTGAACTCGATCCGCTCGGGCGCGCATTGGCGGAAGGCGCGCTGAGTGATCTCGGCCCCGCCGACGTAGTTGGGGCGGTCGGTGATCCAGCCGACCTTCATGCCGCCACCTCGATCGGCTGCCGCGCCTCGATGCGGCGCTCCACCTCGGCGAGCGCGGGGAGCATGAACTCCACGGTGACCTTCTCGATGTCGTAGTTGAGCGCGTGGGCGCGGGCCATCTCGGAGAGATCGCCGCGCTCGGCGTCGCTCATCCGGTAACAGGCCTCCAGCGCGTTGACGATCCCGGCCACATCGGGGACGGCCTGCCATGAACGCTGCCCGGTCCAGGTGGCGCGGCACTCGACCTTCCAGCCCGCGCCGGCGACCTCGCTCATCGCCGAGAAGTCGGAGACGATCGCCGGGACGCCGCACGACTGCGCCTCCAGGATCGGGATGCCGAATCCCTCGCCCCGCGCCGGGTTGAGCAGCACGTCGAAGGTCGAGTAGACCCGCGCCATCATCTCCGGTGAGACGGGACGGAATGCCTGCCGGTACTGGTCGCCGACCAGTACCGAACCCTCGGGGAGCTGCAGCGAGGAGACCAGCGCCATCAGGTCCTCGCCCTGGCTGAACTCGCCGTCGATCACGGTGTGCAGGTACAGGCAGGCGTTGTCGTGCTGCTCGCGGAAGAGCCGGAAGGCCTGCAGCGCCTCCTGGAAGCTCTTGCGCGACGGCCGCCCCTTGTTGGCCGCGACCATGCCGACGAGGAAGGCGTCCTCGGGAACCCCCGTCAGCTCGCGGCACTCGGCGCGATCGTGCGCGGTGAAGACGCCGGTGTCGACCGCGTGGGGGACGTACAGCGGGTCGAAGGGGAGCAGCTGATCGCGGCCGAAGCGACTCATCGCAATCGGAATCGCCCCGGAGTTGGCGAAGAACTGCGCCACGCCGGGGGGGACGGGATCGTGGTCGACCGGCACCCAGCACGCCATGTTCAGCCCCGCGGCCATCATCGCGTCGAGCACCCAGACGTCCATGAGGGTGACGACGATCCCCGGCTCGCCGGCGAAGTAATGCTCGGCGTGGCGGGCGATCGAGGCGTTGCCGTACTCGCCGCCCAGTCCGGGGAAGATCCTGATGCCCTGCCAGTCGAGCGCGTCACCTTCGAGGCCGTAGAAGGATGAGACGGCGAGCTCGTAGTGCTTGGCGATGCGCGGGATGAACAGCTTGGTCTGCTGCCCGTAGCCTGTCGGGGCATAAAGCCCACGGAGCGTTTGAGTGCCAAAGCAGCTTCGGCCGTTCCGTGGGGGTTTCGATCACCCCCTTATGTCCGAGGTCCATCGGTGGCTTCGTCCTTTCGGTGGTGGCGTGGTGGCTAGGTCGCAGGGGAGAACGGCGCCACCGAGCCGCCTCCCCCACGCTTGAGTCGGATCAGCGCGAGACGGCTTCGATGAAGCGCGCCTGCTCGCCGGTGTATTCGCGGACCGCGAGCACCTCGAAGGTGCCGCGCCCGTTGACCCGGAAGTCGTCTGATGTGTCCACGTCGGTCCCCGCGGGGACGGTGATCAGGTGCGTGGAGCGGTCGGAGATGCGATCGCCGGCGCGGCCTTCATCGCCCCGCAGCGAGTCGATCCGGCAGTCGATCGTGCCGCCGATCGTGGCGACCGCCGTGGCCCCGCCGCCGCCGTCGTCGGTGATCGAGCCCGAGATCACGTTGCCGGTCTCGGTGAGGGCTTCGGTGACCAGCCCGCGCGTCGTCGCCGCGAAGCTCATCGGGCCTGCCGGTACTTGCGGAGGATCGCCTTCTCGCCCGCGGTCAGATCCGTGGAGGCGGTGGCGTAGCGGCGGGAGACCTGTCCGACCGTCTCGGAGATTGCCCCGCCTTGGGTGACGAGGCGATAGGCGATCGACAGGGCGACCATCTTCACGTCGTCGGGGACCGTCCCGGCGTAGCCGTAGTCGTAGGTGATGTCGATGTTCTGACGACCGATCGACCAGGCCGTGCCGTCGGTGCGGACGAGGTGGCCGTTGGCGGTCGCGGCGTAGTCGCCGGTGTCGATCAGCGTCCCGTCCATCGTCACGGTCCCGGCTGCCGTGACGGGAACCTGTGGGAGAAGGAGGGTGTCGGTGCCGGTGCCGTCGAGGGTGACGGTCTCGCCGACTGTGGGGGTGAAGTCCTGCTCGGTGAGAGCGCGCACGGTGTCGCACGCCATCGAGACGGCGAGGACCGCGCCATCGTCGGCGGAGAGGTCACGGCCGATGTAGTCGCCGACCTCGGTGATGGTGAGGAAGTCAGTCATGCGGCTCCTTTGGGAGCCCTAGTCGAGCTCCACGTATTCGATGTCGGACGACCCGCAGCAGCGGCAGCGGAGAACATGTCCCTTGCCGTGGTTGGTGCTCCTGAGTTGGAGGTTCTCCGGGCGGTTATCGGTCCGATCCCCATTGATGTGGTGAACCGTTTCCCATGACTCAGGCCAGCGACCGAGCCGACGGGCCATAACCAGCCGGTGCTCTGGCTGGTGACGGGTGCGCTCATGGCCGGGTGGCCGTTCTTCGGGCGGCATGTAGACGAACACGTATCCGTCGCTGTTGAGGAATCGGGAGCCACCCGGACGTGGCTTACGGCCCCCAGCCCTACCCGCACATTGCGGCGAGCAGTATTTCCGCCGCTTGATTTCGTGGGGGGCGAGCATCAAACCCTTCCCGCACATGGGGCACTCGAACTTGACTCGCGCTACCCGTTGTTGGCCTTTCCTGCCCCTCTTGGCGTGATCGCGGCAATCTGTTGAGCAGTATTGGGCCTGTCCTCGTCGTTCTTGGCGCTCGGCTATCCATGCCTTGCGTTCAAACCTCTTCCCGCACTCCGCACACGTAACGACAACGGGCGGACGGGCCTTGGTCGAGTGAGAGTGGCGAGGCTGGCACTTCCGCGAGCAGTACCGCCGCTTACTCGTTGGCGGCACGTCGAAGGGGAGGTTGCATGTGAGACACAGTCGTTGTTGGACCATGCCTCACATGCTACCACTCTACCCGGCGTTAGGGTCTAGCTAAGCCGGACCTCGGTGAACGCGGTCGGCCTGTAGACCGCGAGCGCGAGGCGCTGCTCGGCCCGGATGGTGACCAGGTTGGACGCGAAGTCCGTCCCGTCCGAGTTGGTGGCCTCGACGGTGACTCCGCCCCGGCGCCAGACCTGCGCCGCCGAGGTGGTGCCGATCAGCGCGGTGCCCGCGCCGATCGCCGAGGTGACCACGACCGGCTTCTGCCAGATGTAGTCCATCGCGCCGGTCACCTGACCGGAGGCGGGGACGTTCTGGCCTGCGCCGTACGGACCCTGGAAGGGGCCACCGCCGAAGAACTGACCGGCGGAGTCGGTGAGCAGCCTCATCGACTGGTAGTCGGTCGGGTTCATCACCACGAAGTCGGGCTCGATGAGCGCCGACCCGCGCTGACCGTTCAGCGCCTTGAACAGCTGCACGGCCACGTTACCGGCGGCGGTGCCGCCCGCGTAGATGTTGATCCCGCGGGTGTTGCCCGACGGCTTGATCCCGATCAGCTCGTTGGTGCCCGCCCCGACGAGAAGCTGACGCTCCTCCTCGATCTTGACGAACAACGAGAGGCGTCCGTTGATGTAGGAGCTCACCTGTGCGGCGTCCTCCAGCATCTCGTCGGAGACCTTCAGGATCGTGGCGATCTTCTTGACCGGCTCGTCGGTGGTCGTGAGCCCCAGCGTCGACTGCGGCTTCTCGCCGCCCTCGGCCACGCCTGCGGCCCCGGACGTCGCCGTGCCCTCCACGACGTAGCGGAGGGAGTTGGTCGACGCCTGCCCCGAGAGGAGCAGGTCGGCCACCGACAGCGGCTGGAACTGCTTCTCGACGATGCCGCCGATCACCTGCGGGACGGGAGCCGCGAGCGGGCCGCCACCGCCACCGGCACCTTCGAGCAGGGTGCCCTTGGTGTCGATCGGGATCGTGCCGGTCGACATGCCCTGCGGCAGCCGTCCGGTCGACTTGTAGGCCTCCTGGATCGACTTGAACCCCTCCGAGCGCACGAACTTCGCGCCGGGTGAGTTGTCGATCGGCTGCGCCTCGATGCTACGGGCACCGTTGGCGAGCGGGACACCCTTGGTGTCGGGCTCCAGCTCCTTGACGGACTCCTGGATGGAGACCTCGAGGTCACGCTGGTCCTCCAGCTCGCGCCGGTTGTCCTTGAGGATCTCCAGGCTCTTGTGAAGCTCGGCGACCTCGGCGTTCTCGTCGTCGGTGCGAGACCGACCTTCCTTCGCCGCGCCCTCGATGATGGACTTCGCCTGGTCTGCGACCTCAGCGATCTTGTCCTCGACGGCACGCAGTTCACGCTTCGTTCTCGAAAGCATGATCTCGTCCTTTCGTTAGGTGAGCGCGTCGATGCGCTCGATGTCGATACGGATCGCCTCGGGGTCGAACGCCTGGCGACTTGCCTCATCGGCCTCGTCGCTTTCGTCCTCGACTTCCTCGGCTGGCGGTGGCATCTCCTCGGCCCGCATCTGTGCGATGCGCTTGCCGAGCAGGTCATGTATGTCGCTGATCTCGTCGATCGTCAGCGTGTCGATCCTCGCCTCGATCGACTTCAGCGACAGAAAGCGTGTGTCCGGGTTGGCCGGCGCGGGGACCACCGAGACCTCGAACAGATCGATCTCCTGCAGCTCGTTGATCCCGTCCTCGGCCTTCGCCTGGCGGTTGACGACATAGCCGAAACTCAACGACATCGAGTCGGTCCTCATCGCCCGCCATGCCTCACGGGCCTTCTCGGAGTTGTCGAGATCGAGTCGGCCGGAGACCTCGAGGCCCGCGTCGGTCTCGCGCATCGAAGAGGGATCGACCGAGCCGATGATCGAGGCGGGGTCGCCCTCATGATCCCAATGCAACGGCACCGCCTTGCCCGAGGACTGCCACTTCTCGATCGTTGCCTTGAACGCGCCGGGGACGATCCGGTCCCCGGCCCGGTCGGTCGAGTAGGCGGCGGCGATCGCGGTGAACTCGCCGAGTTCGGTGGCGATGGCCTTGGCGGTGAGGGTCAGCGACTTCATGTTCGGTCCTTTCAAGCGATCGAGAGCAGGCATTCGCATCGGGGATGCTCATACGGCGGCCCCGAGCGGCCGTTGGAGAAGTTCTGCTGCAGTTGGACGGTCTCGCCGTTCATCTCCGGGTGCGCAGAGTTGGGGGCAGTGACGATCCACGTCTTGACGCGATCGGTGGCACCGGGGGCCTGCTTGGCCGCTTCGATCGCGGCGAAGCTCGAGGCCTTCGTCCCGAGGTTCTGGCCGGCGTCGGGGGCGCGGTGGTCGATCGCGTCGGCGTAGACCTCGGCGGCGGTCAGCTCGGCGAGCTTCTCGCGTGTCGCCGATGTGGTGCCATCGGCGACGCCGAGCGCCTCGGCATGCAGGTAGTTGCGAACCTGGCCGAGATCGAACGCCTCACCGCCGAAGCGGGTGATCGAGACGTCGCCCTCGGCCTGCACGGACTTGCGCAGCAGAGCCTCGAGGTC